CTCGCCGCTCTCCTGCGCTCGGTGGGGGAGGAGCGCGATGCCCTCGCGGCCGAGTGTAAAGAAATGCACGAAATCCTAGACAGGTCAAAAATGCAGAACTGCGATGTCATCGTTCGCGCCGGCTCACACGGCGTCAATGGAGATGGCCGTCTAGGCGATGCGCTGTTTTACGCGAACAAGCACGGCGTCGCTTGCAACCTGGACGGATACACCATCGTCCCCAGCGAGACATATTCAGAAAAGCGATAGTTCGCGCCAAGGACGGCAACCGGCAGGCTTCTAGCGGGCCGGATTGCTAAGGACGGTATTGAGGGGCCCCGGTACGGATGCCGGGGCCCTATTTTTGTGACGCGAGACTTCACTAGCGCGCCCGCGCCCCACGCGACACCTTGCCGCCATGGCGCTCGATTCCATGACGGCACTGCCGGACAGGTTTAATGCCGGCACGACCCTAATCTATACGCGCGCCTATTCTGACTTTCCCGCGGGGCAGGGCTGGGCGCTCACCCTTCATCTATCCGGCGGCGCAAGCCTGAGCGCCGCCGGGGCGGCCAGCGGCAATAGCTTTGTCATTACCGTTCTGCCCGCCAAGACGGCTACGGTTTCCGTCTCAGGGTGCAGTTACAGCGCCGGCTCGCCAGTCCTAACCCGCGCGGCCGGCAGCTTCGCCACCGACAACATCATCCCCGGCTATCTCGTTTCAGCGCCCGGGATTCCCTCCGGCGCTTATGTCAAGACCGTGGACAGTGCCACCCAGGTGACGTTGAGCGAGCCAGCCACGGCCGCCGGCAGTTCCCTATCGGCGACGTTCCGCTTCCCGTCCGGGCTCTATTCGTGGGAGGAGCGGGCCGCCAATGCGGGCGCGGTTTATTCCGCGGGGACCGGGCTCGTCAGCATTGACCCCGACATTGCCGGGGCGCCGGCCGGGTCTTTCCAGTCATGGGAACAGCGCATGTTGCCGCTGGTCGAGGACATCCTCGAAGGCCGAATCACAAGCGACATGGAGAGTTACCAGATTGCAGACCGCGCCAAGACGGCCGTGCGCGTCCGCGATTGGCTTGCCTTCCGCAGCTATTTGCGGTCGGCCATCTCACAACAGCGTAGCCCCGGCCGCTTCATCATGGCGCGGGGCTCCTTTACGGGGGCATCGGCAGAATGAACGCCACCAGCATGTCTCTTGCCGATTGTGCCAAGTCCGCCGCGGCGGCCCATCGCAGGATTCGCAAGACGGCCCGCGCCAAGCCGTCCGCGGTGTCCATCTCGAGGCGCAGCGATACCGGCTTTAAGGGCGCCGAGTTCAACCGGCTCACGCTGGATTGGAATAGCTCGCGGGTCCCGGCCGACGACGAGATCCGGCACGTCATGGGGCGACTTCGAGCCCGGGCCCGCGACCTATCGCGCAACAACCCCTATGTCAGGCAATACCTCAACCTATTGCGGGTCAACGTCGTTGGGCCGGAAGGGGCCAAGTTGCAGGCGCAGGTTCGCAACAACAGCGGCGAGCTGGCCCGAAGGGTAAACGACAGGATTGAAGAGTCCTGGGCCGACTGGTGCTCGAGGCCGACCGTGGACGGCAAGATGTCCATGGTGGACTTCCAACACCTTACCCTTGAGACGGTTGCCAAAGAGGGCGAAGCGTTTGTCCGCATTCGCCGCGGCTTCGACAACAAGCACGGCATGGCGCTGGAAGCCATTGACCCGGACCTGCTTGACGAACTCCTGAATCGCCCGTCAGGCACGAGCAAGGCCGAGATCCGCATGGCGGTCGAGGTCAACGAGTATGGCGGCCCGATTGCCTATCACGTCTGGGACTCGCCCCTAACGACTGGCGGCATGACCAACCGGCGCCGGCTCGAGCGGGTGCCGGCCGACGAAATCATCCACCTGTACCGGATGGACCGCCCCAATCTGACCCGCGGCGTAACGTGGCTCGCCCCGGTCATGTTCGCGCTCAACATGCTGGACGGTTACGAGGATGCCGAGATTACGGCATGTCGCCTTGCGGCCAGTTCCACCGGGGTCCTGACCCGGAAGGACGGCGGCGCGGACCTACAGCTTGGCGAGGATGGTCAAGTCGCATTCGAGGCCAACCCGGGCAGTTTCATGTTTGCGCCCGAGGGCTACGACCTGGCGACGTGGGACCCGAACCACCCGAATAGCAACTATCAGTCATTCGTCAAGGGTTGCCTGCGGCGCATCGCCTCCGGGCTGGGCGTGAGCTACAACGTGCTCGCCAACGATCTTGAGGGCGTGAACTACAGCAGCATGAGAAGCGGCGTCTTGGTCGAGCGCGACCTGTGGCGGTCGCTCCAATGCTGGTGGGAATCGTCCTTCCTGCGCCCGGTCTATTCCGAGTGGCTCAACCTGGCGCTATTGAACGGCGCGCTTGTTTTGGATAGCCGGGACCCGCGGAAGTTCTTGTCCTCGCGCTGGGTGTCCCGCGGTTGGCAATGGGTTGACCCGTCCAAGGACACCGACGCCGGGATTAAGGAGGTCCAGTCTGGGCTTGGCTCTCGCACGGCGCTCTTGGCCGAGCAGGGCCGCGATTTCGAAGAGGTTCTCGAGGAGTTGGCCGCGGAGAAGAAGATGGCCGCGCTTTACGGCGTGGACATTGTCGCGCCGGAAGCCGGAACGCAGGCCAAGCCGCGCAAGGCTCCAAAGGAGGACGAAGACGAGGGCGGGGACGATGCGGAACGGGCGATCCCCGCCCCGGTGACTCACAACGGCCACGCTGTTAACGGGAGCGCCGGAGCGGCGCGGAGGTGGAGTTAATGAGCGAAACCAAGAAACCCTTCCCGCTAGCGAAGGGCGAGCGTTTGACGGACGTAAGGCGCGCGCAGTTTTCCATGTCGCGTCGGCTGGTCGCGCCAGAAGAGGCGAGCAAGCGCGGATTTATCCGCGAGGACGACGACGGGCGAAAGCTGTACGAGGTGGCGATTTCGTCGGAGACGGAAATCCAACGCTGGTTTGGCATTGAGGTCCTGTCGCATGCGCCGGGCGCGGTGGACATGTCGCGCATCAACGGCGGCGCCGCGGTGCTGGTTGACCATGGCGGGGACCAGATCGGGAAGGTGATGAACGGCACCGCCCGCATTGATGAGGACCGCGTGCAGCGTGGTTGGGTGCGGTTTTCAAAGAGCGCCCGCGGTCAGGAGATCGAGCAGGACGTTGCCGACGAAACGCGGGAGAACATCAGCGTTGGATACATGGTGCTCGATTGGGCCGTGGAGATGCGCGAAGCAGGTAAGGACGAAAACGGGAAGCCGGCTTACGAGGAAGTCTATCGCGTTACCCGCTGGCAGCCCGCGGAGGTTTCGATTGTCAGTGTGCCGGCAGACCTAACGGTCGGGGTCGGCCGCAGTGCCGCGGGGGTTGTTCCCGAGCCCGCGAAACCCGAGGCCCAAGCGCCAGCGCCGGCCAGGAAGGAGACATCAGTAATGGAACCGGAAAAGAAGGACGAAAGCATTCTGATTACCGACGCGCGGAGCGCGACGGAAGTGGCTCGGGACAAGGACCGGGCTGAGATTTTCCGCATTTGCGACGCCAACGGGATGGGCGGCCGCGCTCCTGAGTTCATCGAGCAGGGCCTTTCGTTGGCGGAGGTGGCGCTCGAGATCGTCAAGATCCGGCGCAACGTGCGCGACCCCGCCATTGGCGCGCCCCACGGGGGAGACAACAGCATCATGAAGAACCTCAAGCTGAGCGACCGCAAGCGTTACAGCTACGCCAGGGCGATTCTGCTCGCGGCGGGCGCAAACGACCGCCGGCAGAAGTGGGACGGCATCGAGGCCGAGGTCCATCAGGAGTTGCAGAAGCATTACAGCGAAAGCGGCCTGAGCATGCGCAGCAACGGGTTCCTTTTGCCGGTTGACCTGCGGACGCCGGAGCAGGCTTGGCAGGACATGGAGCGGCGCGCGCTGGATAGCAAGACGGTCACCAAGGGCAGCGAGGCTGTTTTCGAGCAGCCGGGCGAGCTGATCGAGTTGCTCAGGAACCGCTCGGCGGTTGTTGCGCTTGGAGCGCGGACGCTGACCGGACTAAGTGGTCCGATTGGATTCCCGAAGCAGACCGGGGCGGGCACGGCGTCGTGGGTTGGCGAGAATCCGGGGACGGACTTGTCGGATAGCGACCTGGCGCTGGGGCTGGTCATGATGCAGCCGAAGACCATCCAGAGCACGACCGCATACGCGCGTCAGCTTTTGGTGCAGTCGTCGGTGGACATCGAGAACCTGGTGCGGAACGACCTGGCGCTGATTCATGCGCTGGCGTGGGACAAGGCGGCGTTCCACGGCACGTCTGCGGCTGGACAGCCAACGGGCATCTACGTCGCCCCGGATGTTCCGTTCAAGGCGCACGGCGGCAATCCCGACTTGGTCCTGCTGATTGACCAGGCGGCGAAGGTGGCCGACGCGAATGCCGACGAGGGCAGCCTTGGGTGGGTCACCACTCCGCTGATGGCTGCAAAGATGATGTCCACGGCGGAACACGACACCGCGGCGGCGGCGAACTGGGTCTGGCGCGGGACGTTCCGCGAGGGAACCATGGCCGGATACCCGGCGCGCGGGACCAACCAGATCAGCAAGACCATGGTGGACTCGGCGCCGACGGGCGGGTCGGAGCACGGCATCATCTTCGGCAACTGGGCGGACATGATTATCGGCATGTTCGGCGGCGGGATCGAGATCGTCGTTGACCCATACGCGAAGAAGAAGCAGGCGCTAATCGAGGTGACCAGCTTCCAGCTCACCGACCTGATTCTGCGGCACGGGGAGTCGTTCTCCAAGTCTCACGGCGCGACCATCGCCTAACACGCGCGGGGGCCCGGCATGTCTGCCCGGGCCCCCGGCAGGGGGTTTGAATGCGAGTCAAAGCACTGACCGGATTCTGCATCGGGGGCGGGCAGAACGTGGGTGTCGGCGAGGTTTTCGAGTGCGCCGAGGAATGGAAGGCGGCCCGGTGGGTCGCCATGGGCTTTGTCGTCCCGGCAGAGGCGGAGCCAGCGCCGCCCAAGGCGTCGGTCGGCAAAGAGAAACCGCTCGACGCGCCGGAGTTGATCCGCGCGCGGGAGCCTGAGCTGGATCACAGAGAGCCGCGCCTGCCGCGGCGTAAGGGGGAGTAAGCCATGCCATCACCTTCTGTTCAGTTGGCCCAGGCGGTTCCGGTAAACGTCATCACGCCGGTAGTTAAGACTTCGGGAGCGTACCTGTCGGCGGCCATCGACCTTCTCGATTACGAGGGGGAGGTCCAGGTCATCCAGAACCTTGGCGCGCTCACGGGCGCATATACCGTCCCGTTGCTCACGGCCTCAGACGCGTCGGGCGGAACGTATAGCAACGTCGCTATCAGTAATGGGGCCTTTGGCACCACGGCCTCCGCGCTGACATCGGTGACGTTCAACGCGAGCACAAGCAAGCGTTACCTGAAATACGGGGCAACCGTTGGCACCGATGCGGCCGTTTCTGTCGTGCTGAACGGCTTCAAGAAGTACCGGCCATAGGAGTCTGGGATGCCGCTACCGCTGCCATTCAAGTCGGACATACAGCCGATGATTGACGGCTTCGGCGTTCCCGTGACGATTGGTGGAGCAACCGCGAGGGCGCTGGTTGACGACTCGGACGAGATCGTTGCCAGCGTCTTCGATGGGAGTAGAACGGCCTCGGTTTTGGTTGGGCGCGCGGTCGTGTTGCGCGCAGATCGCGATGCGTTTCCCGCAGCGGCCCAAGGCGTTGCCGCGACGGTAGACTACCCGGCCGCCGGGACGGATTACACGGTCGTCTCGGTGCGCCGGGAGTCGCAAGTTGCCTGGATAACCTGCGCGAGGATTTGATATGGGCGCCCCAGCGGTCAGCGCGGAGCTTATGCTCGATGCCATTAAGGCGCGGCTAGACCTGATAGTGGGCGCCCCAGACTTCAATACATCTCCTACGGTGGCAATCGGCGTACCGCGCGATGCGATTGCCGAGGGCGCCGGGGAGTTGGTTTTTGTGACGCACTCAAGCAGCGAAACAATCTTTGACGCCACCGGCACGCATCACACCGAGCGCGCAATCTATTTCCTATGGTGCGTGAGCGGGAATGCTGCCGACAGTTACCGCAAGGCCTTGCGCCTGGTGCGTGACGTGCAGAAGGCGTTGCGGTCTGGATTTGGCGCGCTTGAGGTTGCTGCGGCCAATGCGGGCGTGGCTCTTGGTGGATATGTCCGCGACCATGAGGCAGAAGAAAAGACCGGCGCGACCGTCTATGCGTTGACGCTAACCGCCGATTGGGTCGTCGATTTGAACTCGTAACAGGAAGGGGGGCAGTACCCCATGGCTGTCGGATCGGGCTTTAAGTCGTTCATCCAGATTGCGAAGGAAAGTGTTTTCGGCGTCGCCCAGGCGCCCATGGTGTTCAAGTTCGAGATGGTGTCGTGGAACGTGTCCCCCGTTATCGGGTCCATTCCCGACCCGTCTCTGTACGCGGGACAGTCGCGACGCGGAGTCTTCGAGGCGGGCAAGTCGTACCGGGGCAACTTTGTTGTTCGGTTGACCTATGAGGGAATGCTTGAGTTGTGGCGGGCGGTCCATGGCGGCTATAACGGCGGCGCCACGGTGTCTGGTACGACTCAGGATCACCAGTTTATCGAGGCGGCAGACCTGCCCTCCTATACCATCGAGGCGGTGGTTGGAAACCCGACCGGGACGGGCGGCCTGGGAAATGGCTTCCAACTCCTTGGGGCCAAGTTCACCGGCGTGAGAATCCGCGGCACGGCCGGGCAGGGCGTTGATGCCATGCTGCAGGCTGAGTTTACGGTTGTGGCAAAGGATATGATTAGCAACGTGGCGGCCACCGGGTCGCTTGGCTTCCCCGCTCTGCGGCCTATCTTGTTTCATCAGGCCACGCAGATTGATGACGGCGTTCGGACGATGTCGGTTGTGCGCGGCGTCATCTCTGCGACCACCACGTTTACGCGCATCGGCGGCAGCAACACAGCCGACGGCATCGTGGCTGGGATGGAAATAACCGGCACCGGGGTCGCAAGCGGAACAACCGTTTCTGGCTCCCCAACCGCGACCGTTGTAACCCTGTCGGCCGCCGGGACGGATGGCCCCGCCACGTTGACCTTCAATCACCCGACGGCCAGCGGCTATACGCGCGTGCGGTCGTTTGAGGTGACGATGGAAAGCCCGCACGACGAGGCCAGGTACTATCTAGGCAGCCTCAACCCGGACCAGGCCGTGCGGAACGACTTCATCGTTGAGCGGTGGCGGTTTGTGGAGGAGTTCACCAACTACGCGGCCTACGACCTCGCCCGGACCTGGGCCGTGTCGGGCAGCGAGCCGTCGCCGCGGCTCATCTTCCAACACCCAGACCCGCTACCAACCGACACCGACTATTACCGCGAGTTTGAGATGCGGAGCGGGGCAACGAATCACGTTGAGTTCTCGGCGCCGGTCGAGGGGTACGGCATCATCCTGGCAACCGTCGTGCTTGAGTCGTTCTACAGCGCCAGCGACACATCTGGCATGCTGTTCCGCGTCCGAAGCCAGGAGCTAGACCTAGCAGCGTAGACATGAACCACCAGGAGGCACCCATGGACCTCTTCACAAACCGAGCGCCTTCGGCGCCGGAGGATTTCATCGAGGAAACCCGCGACGTGCTGTTGCCCGGCACGCGCGGGCGGGACGGGCAGCCGCTTGTTGTCAGGATCAGGCGGCTGCCGGCGGCTAGGGTCTACACCATGAAGCCGGACCCCGCATCGAGCGCGGACCCGGTCACGGCCCGCCTGGATGAATACCGGGCATGGGCAGAAGAGGCCATCGTGGAGCCCGCCTTTTCATTCAACGGAACGGGCGGGCCTCCCCATTGGGACCGCCTGCCGATGGCGGCCCAGATGGCCGTCGCGGGGGCCATCGCCGCATTCACGACGGAAGGGACCGAGGAGGTAACCCGGCTCCTGACTTCCTTTCGAGGAGGAGAGCCCGGCGGGGGAGCGGCTGGGGATTCTGGCCGAGGATCTACTGACCTTGGGGCGAATGGCGCCGGAGGGCCGGCCGCATCGGATCTTGGGGCTGTCGCTCCGGCCACTCGCCGCCCTAGAGGTAGACCGAGGCGTTCTAGCGGCAGCACGCAAACATAGGGCCTACGTCATGGCGCGCGACCTACAGGGCGAGGCGGGGCCTTGGGGCATGGCCTACGCGCTCAAGCTGT